AAGATGAAAAAGGGGCTGCTGGATATGTGCCGGGTCAATATCGAGTACCCCTATAAGATCCGTCAGGCGGGTCGGAAATATGAACGATGAAAAGAATGACGATCATCGTGACCATTCTGGCGGCGCTGGCTTTAACCGCCGCTATCGTCGCCTGGTATCGGGAACAGCATCCAGCGGTTCTTTCCAGGACGGAATACGTCAAGGTTCCCGAAATAAGAACAGTGACAAAAATCAAGCGGGTGATTGTCCCGGTAAAGGAAGTGGTCACCATCGAAAAACCCGTGATCGTGGAGAAATTGAAGCTTCCGGACGAGGTTGCGAAAGACGAAAACAAGCAGGTCATCAGTACCGGCGAGGTGATCCCTTATGAAGGGAAGACGAATGTTGTCGCAGTACTCGACACAAAAACCGGAGAATCGAAAATCATTGCCAAACAGCAGCCCCTGTCCTTCATTGATTTTGAAAATAAGAAGGAGATCGGGTTGCGGTACGGACCATCGGTAAAAAACGGGATGGAGGCAGATGTTTATGGACGGTGGGACTTCTTGAGGATCGGCGGGGCCCACCTTGGTCTATATGGGGAAGCGAACAGTAACGGCGATGCGAAGGCCATGATCAGCGTGGGATACCGGTGGTAAGCATTGGACGAGATCGATCTGGCCCAAGCGAATGATGAATTATTCCGGCAGCAAGCCCTCAGGGCTCACTTCCGGGCACAGCATAACTTTGGCGATGCCACAGCAGTAAGGACGGCTACAGCGGGGGCGGTTGGTTACGCCCCCAGGCCGGACCTGAATTGTATCGACTGCGAAGAGGAAATCGGGAACGCGAGACTGGCGGCAAACCCGGAGGCAATACGGTGCATAGATTGTCAAACTAAATTTGAACGGAGGGCGCAGCGTGGGTGATAATTGGCAACTTATCTTATTTTTCGCCGGGTTATTGTCGGCTTGGGGGGTGATCATCATTGCCACCACCCGTTGGACGGTAAACAGGGGACTGGCAGCCAACGACCAACGCATGGCACAACTCGAAAAAAACATGAGTGAAGCGAAGCAGGAAAACCAGAAGCGCGAGCGTGAAATTCTCCAATTGCGTTGTGATCTTCCCCTGGAATATGTGCGGCGCGAGGACGGCATCCGGCAAGAAACGGTGATCCACGCCAAATTGGATATGTTAGCGGCAAAACTTGATGCATTGAGGTCGGAGAGAAACCTGGGAGAAAGACATGACTGAGATTGATGTGGAAAAAGCAAAACGGGAAACTTTGCGCTGGCTCATCATGGTGACATTGGATGCGGCCCGCCCCATCGGCACTACCGAGGGGATTGTTTTATCAGCCATCCAGGATGTGCCGCTTGCCGTCACGCAGTTGGAAATCAGGCGCGAACTGGAATACCTGGAAGACCGTAAATTAATTGAGATCGAAGGCAAGGGCATGAAGCCCGAATGGCACGCCAAATTGACCCACCACGGCATTGATGTGGTGGAATATACGGTGGATTGCCATCCCGGCATCTGCCGTCCCAAGAAGTGGTGGTGATATGCCCGCACGGTCGAAAATAGTCATGCTGCCACCGGAGATCAAGGCCGAGTTGGATCGCGAACTGATCGGGCGCAGTTTTACGGGTTATGAGGATATAACGGAATGGCTGAACAAACAACTAAGTGAGCTGGGCTTTGAAATAAGACTCTCCCGTTCCTCTATCCACCGTTACGGCCAGGGGTTTGAAGAAAAGATCGCCGCCATCAAAATCGCCACGGAACAGGCCCGCGCCATTACCGAGGCGGTGGGCGATGATGCGGGAAACATGGGAAACGCCCTAACCAGTTTGTGCCAGGAGAAGGCTTTTCAGGTGCTGGTGCAGATGCAGGAAATCGATCCGGCAGATGTTGATTTTAACAAACTTACTGTCGCTATCGCCAAACTGAACAAGACGGCGGTGGATCAAAAGAAATGGATGGCGGAGATGCGGGAGAAAACGAAGCAGACCGCTGAGGACGTCGTCAAAGCCGTCAAAAAAGGCGGCATGTCGGAAAAAACAGCCGAGGAGATCCGGAAGAAGATTTTGGGGATTGTATGACCGAGGTAAACCTCCAGAATGATTTTGACCAGGCGCGTTCCGCCACGGGTGTTTTGCTGCCCTATCAGGCCCGCTGGGTTGCAGATCAGTCTCCTGTCAAATTCATAGAGAAATCTCGCCGTGTCGGTATTTCGTGGGCAGAAGCCGCCGACGATACCCTCTACGCCTCAGAAGCCGGAAGCGGTGAGAAGCGCAATGTCTGGTACATCGGCTATACAAAGGACATGGCACTGGAGTTCATCCATGACTGCGCCAATTGGGCGCGTGCCTACAATCTGGCCGCCTCTGCGATGGAAGAATACGAGGAAATTGACGAGGAAGAAGTCGGAGGTATCGTCCAGGAAAAGAAGATACTGGCTTATAAGATCACGCTGGAATCGGGCTGGAGAATAACGGCGCTGTCCAGCCGACCGACAAATCTGCGCGGTAAGCAGGGCCGTGTGGTCATCGATGAAGCGGCTTTTCATGACGATCTGGCCGGTCTCCTGAAGGCGGCAATGGCCCTTCTTATGTGGGGCGGCCAGGTCCGGGTCATATCCACGCATTTCGGCGATACCAATGAATTCAACACCGTCATCCAGGATATCCGGGCCAAGAAAAAGCCCTACAGCCTCCACCGGGTAGATTTTGACGAGGCTCTGCAGGACGGACTTTATAAAAGGATATGTGAGGTTCTTGGCCGGGAATGGACAGCGGAGGGTGAGGCCGCCTGGCGGCAAGGCATTATCGATTCTTATGGAGATGACGCCGATGAAGAGCTTTTCTGTGTGCCGAGCCAGGGCACGGGAACCTTTTTGACTCGTGCCTTGATCGAGACATGCCTCTCTCCCGATATCCCCGTCATCCGTTATGAGCAACCCGCGTCTTTTGCCGAATGGTCCGACCATATCAGGTATGCCGAGGTTAAGGATTGGTGCGATGAGGTTCTAATGCCATTGCTTGTGGTTTTGGATCCAGAACGTAATGCCGTCGTCGGCGAGGATTTCGGACGAACGGGTGACTTATCCGTTTTTATTCCGCTCCTGGAACAGCAGAAAGCCAACTGGCATGCACCGTTTCATGTGGAATTGAGGAATATACCGTTTCAGCAGCAGGAGCAAATTTTCTATTACATCTGCGACCGCTTGCCCCGTTTCCGCTACGGTGCCCTCGACGCCCGCGGCAATGGTCAGTATCTGGCGGAACGGGCTATGCAGCGCTATGGGGCTTCCCGAATCGCCCAGGTCATGCTGACGGAGCAATGGTACCGGGAAAACATGTACCAGTATAGATCGGCATTTGAGGACAAGACCATACTACTTGCCAAGGACGCCGACGTTATTGAGGATCACCGGGCATTCAAGGTCATCCGTGGCGTCGCTAAGCTTCCGGACGTGAGAACCAAAGGGAAGGACAACAAGAAGCGTCACGGTGATGCTGGGGTGGCTGGAGCAATGGCCTGGTTTGCCGTTCATGCCGATTGGGGCGGGGAAATAGAATTCCAGTCCACCGGTGTCAAAAGAGTGACGGCCGGCGAATCCATGAATTCCTTCATGGGGAGATAAGTCATGGAAGAAGAAGCCTTAAAAAAACCGCAGATTACCGACGAAATAGCCACCATCGCGAAGGATATCGATATATTCCACGGATGGATCAAGCGCCTGGAAAACCCGGATCCCGTTTTGCGGAGCGAGGCGGCCGGGAAGGGATTAAGGTTATATAACGAGGTTGATTGCGACGCCCATGCCGGGTCCGTACTGCAGCAGCGCAATCTGGCCGTCGTCGGCAAAGAATGGGGGATCATTCCGGCGAAATCAGCCAGACGGTCAGGCCGTCCTGCCTCCACGTCCCAGGAGCAGGTTGTCGCCGATTTCGTTTCTGAGGTTTTGGAGAATTGCAATTTCGATCAGGCGCGCCAGGAGATGCTTAAAGCGATCCTTTATGGATTCTATTGCGTCGAGATCCTCTGGAATCTAGTCGGAAACAGTCTTAAAATCAAAAAACTGATCGCCAAGCATCCCCGGCGATTCATTTTCACGCCGGAGCGGGAGCTACGCCTCCTTACCCTCCAGAGCATGATCGAGGGTGAGATCCTACCGGAGCGGAAGTTTATTGTCTTCACCTACGGCGATTCCGACAATCCCTATGGTCGTGGCCTGGGGCAGCGGTTGTGGTGGCCTGTCTGGTTCAAAAAGAACGGTGTCAAATTCTGGCTGGTCTTCCTGGAAAAGTTCGGCATGCCTACCGTGAAAGGCAAGTATCCGCCTGGAGCAACGCAGGAACAACAAAAAAAACTGTTGGACGCCATTGAAGCCATTCAGTCTGATACAGGGATCAAAATACCGGATTCGATGGATATCGAGTTTCTGGAGGCCTCCAGGTCGGGAACGGTCACCCATGAGCAGCTCTGCGATTATATGGACAGGCAGATTTCCAAGGCGGTTCTCGGCCAGACCTTGACGACGGAAATCAAGGGTTCCGGTTCCTATGCCGCTAGCCAGACCCATAACGACGTGCGTCAGGAGATCATCGAGGCCGACGCAGATCTGCTTGACGGCTGCCTGAATGACACCCTGATTCCCTGGATCGTGGATTATAATTTCTCTGGCGTTTCTGTCTATCCAAAGATCAAGACGTATGCCGGGGGCAAGCCGGATCTGACCGCGCAGAGCCAGATCGACAAGACCCTGGCCGTCGACATCGGCCTTCCCATCGGAAGATCCTATTTTTACGAGACCTACGGCATACCAGAACCTGCGGAAGGTGAGGAGCTGGTAAATGTCCCGCCGAAGGTGCAACCAGGCATTCCA